CGCTGTCGATAGTGACCACGGTGGTGGTCTGCTCGTAGTTCGTAAAACCCTGGAGCGACATGGTACCGTCGTCGCTGAGTAGCCAACCCTTTACTACGGTGACGTTCTCGCCGACGTCCCACACTATCTTAGGCTCACTGGTGGCGTTAGTCTTGTATATGCGCTTGATGCGCTTAGCCTCACCGTCTACCACGCGGTAGATGTCCGTGGGCGTGTCGGCGTCGTTAAAACTTCTATGGACGTTTCTTATTGCCATGATGTTCCCTCCTACTCGTATACGTAGTAAGTGTGGTTCGCTTTGAGTTCTCCCGAGCTTTCCAGCGAATCAAATCCGCCTTGTGTGACGTCGCTACACGTGTACGGCGATATAACTCGAGATATTAGGTTATCTTTTCGGGTGATGACGTTCGCGAACTTTTCACGGCGTGCTATGGAACCCGCAAAGTTGCCTAGAGTGATGGAAGTGGTCTCACCCTTCAAGACGTCGTAGGTCTTAGATACGACCTTCTGCGTTGTGTTGATACCTAGGCGCTCACAGAAGACCGTGCCCGTGTCTCCAACGTTGAGGTCTTTCAAAGCAATAAAATCCCTATACAGGTCGTAGTTATGGAGGTTAGCGAACTTCACTGAGTAGGTAACCACGGGTTCACAGTACTCGCCAAAGTATGCCCCCATGTCTTGACCTAGTACGTTGATGTCAGATTCGTTGTAATTAAACACCTTGCCAATGGAGTAGTGGTGCGGGAAGCCGCCGTTAGGTGTGTACGACACGTCGAACTCGTTCCCGTAATTGTCTTCAGTGTGGAGGTAGGTACAGAAGTTGGAGTAGTCTACATCCTCTTGTACCTCAAGCATATTCAAACCGTACTTGATAACGAAAGCGTCGGAGCGTGAACCCTCTTTACTCGAGCACACTGAGAAGTAAAAGTTATCGCGGTAGAGCTCACCGCCCAACCTGTTGACGATAGAATTATCTTCGCCTATTAGACACGCTACGGGTGAAGCCATCTCATAGGTCGCCGCCGCAACGGTGCTAGTGATGTCGCTGTAGTAGTTAAAAGAGTACTCATAAATATAGCCGTACTGAGCATCCTGATTGTTGTTGAATATCGACGCATATAGGTGGTTCAAAGCACCTTGACCATCCAACCCGTCCACGGTGCAGTTCTTAACTAGTCGGTGCGCTAGGTCGTAAAATATGTGTTGTGCGTACACCGTGTGTGTGGCGGCTCCATTAGAACCTAACTTAGTCGAAGTCTTGTAGATACGGAACAGTTGCCCGCATGCCTTTATTATGTTGAACTCACGTAGTAGCAACCAGGTACCCTCAGCGTCGCACGGGTGGGTTAACGTAAGGGAGTAGTCGCCGTTTAGTTCCTCGGTGATGGTGCACGACGTAGGGCGCAGGATTCGCAGCCCGTTGTTGCTGAAATTCGTTTCACGCATGCTATACACTGAAACGTAATTTGATTCGGGGATTCCTGTGATGACCGCGGGGACTATGTACGCTTGCACGTACTCCACTGGAATGTACGTGGTAGTATCGTCGGAGGTCGCTAGTATGAAATAGTCTCCAACGGTGGTACCAGCCAGGCTCGTATCCGCCGTGTAGACCGTGACCTTTTCGAGAGAAGTACACCCAGTGAAGGCGTTGGTACCACAGTCCGACAACGCTACGGTAGAAGGGCTGAGGTACGAACCTAGTGTGGCGCTCTTAATCGAACTACCAGGCGCCGCACTATCTTGCACGATGGTACCAGGCGGAAAGCTTATGGATTCAAGACTTGAGCAACCCGCAAACGCTCCATTACCTACGTACTTAATGCCTTCGTCTAGGGTAACACCCACTAGGTAGGTGCTCCCTGCGAACGTACCATTACCAAAGCTCTCGAAGGTGCTGGTGGTGTACGTGATAGTGTAGGTACCCCCAGCCGTATACGTGTGCGCGAGAGTCTGGTGAGCGTAGTCGGTAGTAGAGCCGTCACCCCATGCGACCGTACCCGTGATAGTATTGTCGGTGGAGATTGGATTGACCGACAGCGTGAACCCGTTATCACCTTTGACCGTGAAAACGTTAACCACTATAGCCACCTCTCATTCTTAGTAACTTCTAGCGACGTAATCCCCCCGCTCCATGAAATGGAGTTAGTACCGACCTGCAACATTGGAAAACTTCCTACCGTAGCGGACACCGCCACGTCATTGTTTTCGTTGTAGGCTATAAGCCTTTCAGAGTCTAGAACTATGTACTTAGCTACGTAGAGGGTGAAAGTGTCGCCGTTAGTAGTGAGGTAACCCGTACCATCGCCGTATACTTTAATTTTAGGTTCGGCGTAGTAGTTGCCCCCTACCTCGATGGTTCCGCCCGACGCCATCGCGATAGGCTCATTGTCTACGCTGTACCTGAATGGTGCACACGTGAACGTTATATCTATCGACGAAAAGCGCAGCGACATCTCTGAGGCTTTGACTGAGGTACAAGTAGCACGGTAGTAACGGGCAAGGTCGTTTGATATAACCAGTTCGCCCGCCCGATTTGCATTGTTAAGCCATGAATACACGTAAGCGTACTTAGTGCGGTCTTTTAGTTGAAGTGTGCACGTCAGGCTGATGGTGCTCCTGGTCTCTAGACACGTTGCAATAGGTGACCGCCCTGGTACTACCGTCCACTCGAAGTTCGCCATAGAACCTTGAGGCACGGGCGGGTGCTTTAGGATTCCAAAATTCTTACTAGATACGCCGTTCCATACAAAGTAACTCACCTTTTAACCGACCCCCAATCCCATGGATTTCATCTTCATGTATGTATATAACTTCTCCGCTAGTGCTTCCACATCGTCGCCGTTGTTGATGTTGATGGTCGCACCATTAAACAACCCGTCGAAGCTAAAGGAGCTCTGGCTGACGGTACTACTGCTAGAAGCCGTGTCGGTAGGAGCACCAGCACTATAACCAGCACCGCCCTTAGTGACTTCTATGTCGCTGTCGGTTGCAGTCGCTAGCATTGCGGGTACCTCTATAGCTGAAGTGTCCACGTCGACCGCTCCGATTACATTATTAATAGTATCATTGATGTCAGCGGCGGCATCTGCAGTACCATCCTCGAACCCCGCCGCAATACCAGCGATGGAAGGCACACCGATAGCTTCAGCCCACACCCTCGAAGGTGAATGGATTCCTAGAAAGCCTTTTACGGACGATACTAGGTTGTCTAGCGTGCTATTTATTAGGTTTCGCGCGTAATCCAACCCATCCGCGAAGCCGTCCGCGATTCCCTCAAGAATGGACTTACCGACACTTACTAGGACGTTTTTCTTACCGCCATGTATGAGGTCGTCGAAACTTTCACCCATGAAGTCGAGTAGTTTCATCGCTAGATTGCCTATAGCGGTATTAAGTTGGGTTTGCATGGAAGCGATAGCGGTCACCACATCCACGACAAGCTCCACCGCCGTCGATGCTAGTAGTTGCACGGTTGCGGGGTCTAGAAGGAACTCTATCGCCGTGACTACCAAATCTACCAGGGTGTCCACTAGAAGCGGTACATTGTTCACGATAGCGGTCAAAACGCTCTTGATTAGCTCGACGCTCGCTTGAACCAATGCGGTCAATATGCTAGGGTCTAAGAGGGCTACCGCCAGCCCGTCCACCAACTCTAGAAGGCTCTCTAGTAGTGGGTCAATATTTTCGGCTACGCCTGTGACCACGCCCGTAATGAATTCGACTATGGCTGGTAATATCGTGCCCGCGTTTTCAGTTAACGCATCCACCAGAGTCGTAACCGCCTGCAGCGCTACATCCACCAATTGCTCAGTGTTGTCTCCGATGAACTGAACGACATTGGTCGCCATGCTGACCAGCCCAGTCGCCACCATGTTCATGATTTCAGGGTCAAGGATAGCATCTACTAGCGGCTGGAACACCTCATTTAGGAGGGTCGGGAAGAAGGCGACTAGTTGAGGTACGACGTTCACCAGACAATTTTTCACTGTGTCCGCAAGCTTGGAGACCATTTCACTGATAGCGTCCACCGTCTCATTGTTAGCCAAAGACTCGAACACGCTACCGATTAGTTCACTCACTAAGGATAGCAGCACGGGCAACCTGGTGGTCAACGTGTTCGCCATCGTAGTCACAGACGCACCTATTGCGTCGGAATGGCTTTCAAGCGAATCGGTAAAATAGGTTACGAGGTCACTACCTATAGATATTAGCTCAGGTGCAGCGGCTAGGAGCCCCGTGACCGCGGCGCTTAGAATTTCGCCTCCCATGTTGACCACGGACGGTAAGACGCTCTTAACTCCCGCCGATGCGGTCTTGACTAGTGTCGGCAAGAGAGACTTAAGGTTCTTACTCGTGCTAGTGATGCCATTAACGAATGCCTCCACAAATTCAGCCCCAGCCGTAACTATCTCCACCTGAGAACTAGAGACCTTATCGATGACGTCGTTGACTAGTTTCCAAAAGGCTTGTACTACGATAGTTCCGCCCTGACTAACCAGCGCGGGTGCCGTGTCGATAATAGCACTAAACACGTTGTACACGACGTTGTTGAACGTCTGCGCATACCCGTTGATTGCGGTGATGATGTCAGGCATGAGCGTGGTGAACTTCTCCACCAGGTTGTACTTGAATGCGTCCACCCTAGCGTTGATAGCGTCGAAGTTAAACCCTCCGTCCACGTCCGTAACGATTCCAGAAAAGAGGTCGGAAGCCATCTGGGTGAGCTCACGCAGCGGGTCTACCACGTAATCGTAGATAGCCAACCCTACACCCTGCACGGCTGACGTCAATAGTGTAAAGTCGCCCTCGAGGTTGTCAAGCTGAACCTCAGCCATCTGGCTAGCTAGACCGTCACTCTCTTCGATAGCCGCTAGCAGCTTCTCATAGT